AAAACCGCCAGCAAAAGCCAGCGGTAAGTGTAATTAAATTCTGAAAGCCTTTCTGTATTTTTTTATTTAGTAGTAATGAGCCCGTCAGGCTCTACAGTAAATGACTCTTTATCGGCCAATCGACCATCTTCAAGCATGAGATAGTATCCACCATTATATGGAACGAAGCAGTCTGATTTCATATCGCCATTTTGAGAATCCAGGTAATACCATTTCTCGTAGTATTTAACCCAGCCAGTCTGCATGGCACCGTCTGCATTGAAGTAGTACCATTTGCCATTGATTTTCTTCCAACCGCTATTGGCCATATAGCCGTTATTGTCGAACCAATACCAGCACCCATCTGTGTGATGTAGCCATTGGTTCGCATACATATAGCCGTTATCATTGAAATAGAACCAGTTACCGTCAACTGCTTCAAATTTTGAAGTAGGGTAAGAGCCATCTTTCCTACTCCACCACCAGCCAGTGTCATCATGCTTCCAGCCTGATTGGTCTTCTTGAGGCGGTACGATATAACCTACGATTGAATTTACTGAGCGTTCATTATATCGACAAGGTCCACCAACGTCGAGGTAGTCCCAGTTGCCATCGATATTCTGCTCAATCGTCTTGATTGTAGAGCCGTCAGAGTCTTCATAGACAAGGCCAGTATGCCCATAGTTCACACCATCGCCTGCCACAAAGTTCTTAACAAAGAACCACCCAGCTTTTGGATATTGAGCGCCATAAACCACTTGTAAGCCTGCTGCTTCTGCGGACCGTAGCAAATCAATAGCATTGCCCCATAGACGAATACCGAAATATTCATAGATACCGTAGCAAGTCACATCTGCACATTGGTAGCCGTACATTCTGTCGTAATCAACACCAGTGCCTGCATCAGCATGAGACATGAGGTCGTTAATCATATCTTTAATTCTAGACATTATCTGCTCCTTTCCACGCATCATTCATCTGCTTGACTGCAGATTCAACGAATGTATCCAGGTCTTTGTCCGTCATACCGATGTTGTATTTGTTCAATTCAGCACGAATCTTAATACGTGCCTGTTCTAGCTTCTCCTCGCCCTTGTATCCGGTCTCAGAAGCGACTTGCTCAACGGCATTTACCGCATTTTTTGCCAAGATTTCAACAATCTTGACCGTCTGTTCACCGCCTTTTTTAATCAAATATTCTTTGACTGTTTTGACTGCGATTCCAGCTAAAATTACAAGGATGCTTACTGCTCCATTGAGTAAAATTTCATTGATTTGTTGCATGTGTGTTTTCCTCCGCAATTTCTAAATTTAAGTATTTGTTAAACAGGGCATCAATTCGCCCGTTCCCGCCAAGTTTTTTATAACTAGAGTGCATTTTGTGGATAATATCCGACTCATGAACCGTGGTATATCCACGTTTTAAAGCAACAGTGATATCACGTTCTAACCGTAGATACATAGTAGCTAGATGAGCCTCATCATGCACCGCTAACTTGTTATTGATTTCAGTGATATTTTTCTTATTTTCCTCACCAATAGCATGAATTGTGTCCAGTTCACCTTTTAGCTCCTTGAACTGTTCCTTGTTGAGGTTCCCTGCTTTACTAGCTCTCATCCCAAACCAACCAGTAGCGACAACTCCGATTGTAGGCGCTAGTTGTGTGATAGCGTGTATTAATTTCTCAATTGCTTCTGACCATGACATAAGCTGCTCCTTAGATATGGTCTACGTTACTTTTTGGCGGAACCCATTTCCAAACTGCGACAATGCCATTACGTGACATTTCCCCTTCAAATTCCTTGATTGTTTGACCCGTGTATTCAAATTCACGGTTAACCTGAACGATTACGTGTTTACCTTCTCCGTTTTGCTCGACGTGGTCAGGGTCTTCAATCGTAACCAAGTCTTCCTCAAAATAGGTTTCTCCACGTTTTAAAACTGGTAGCAAGCTAACCAAATCCTTGTAGATAGTACCGTAAACAATGTTCTCACTCATTACCGAATTTAGAACCATGATTTTAATCATGCGTTGAGTGAGGATATTTGTTTCTTGTTGTTGTTTAACAATTTTAGATAATTCATCTTGTTTATTCTTAGCCATGACCAAGTCTTGTTGCGCCTTTACAATGGCGCTGCCTGGATCTAGCTCGGATTTTAGGATATCCAACACCGCCTGAATCAAAACATCGTCAGAATCGCCTGTCCGGTCTCCTGCGAGCTCACGCATGTTCGTACTGTATCGAGTCCCATCCTCTAAACGGATTTCAACTACTGTTCGGATATTGTCTCCAAAACCTCGTGTATAAGGCTTGCTTGCTAGTTCATAATTGTTAATTGCCATTTACCATTTTCCCTTTCACTTCTTCAAATTTTGCTTTGAGTTCTTCGTCAGACTCAATAATCTGCTTCATTTGCTCAAGTTCCATCGCTGTAACTGTGTAAAGAGCTTCCAAAGTTGCTGATTGAGTAGCTTCTTTGCTGAATTTGTCACCCAACGATTTAATCGCTAGACTACTGATTTGTTCATTCATTTTCTAATTTCTCCAATCTGTGTTTTAATTTTTTGTTTTCAAGAGCAAGCTCCTGAATGGCTTTGAGAGCGATATTAGTCAATCTGAGATTATCCAGGTTCAGAGTATCTCCGTTTTTATAGACAAGCGTAGGATCTACTGCTTGAACCTCTTGGGCAATCAAACCAATCTTCGTGTGTGCTTGTTGTGGTCTATCCTCTTGCTTCTTCCAATCGTATTCCTTGAATTGGAATTGCTGGATATAGTCAAGAGCCTTGTGCTCGCAAACAACGATATTTTCTTTCAAACGTCTGTCTGAGAAGTGCTTATTGATAACTTCCCATAAACTGTATGCAGAGCCGTTATACGTGTAGTAGATATCATTACCTGACCCACCAAAATCAAGAGAGATGTTTGAATTCCAATAACCGATTTTGGCAGTGTCTTTTCCGCCAACATTCCCTTTCACGGTCTTAAGCCAACCAATTCCTTTGGCCTTGATGTAGCCTTCAACTGTTAATAGAAAATCATCGCTTTCGCTTGCAGTATTTCCGGTCGTAAAGTCCGAGTCTTTGTAGATAAATAAACCATAAGGAACGTCTTCACCACGGCCATAGGAACCGATAAATTGAACCCCTAATCCATCTTTTGAATCGACCGTTCGAGGTACATTAATCTGTAGACCGCCATTGACAGTATCAAACGAACCGTAAGAACCTAGTTGAATTTTGGTGTGACCTGTCAATGTTCCACCATAGATGCTGGCCCCTCTAATCGTTCCACCGTAAATCCTATCACCGCTTAAAATACCTGAGCGGACTTGACTTGCATCAATCGCAACACTCTGGACACGGTTAATAAAGGCTTGTTTAGCAAAGAGCGAGTCTGCGAGTAAATTATTTGCTGTAAATTTATTCGCCATCGCCTGGTCAAATATGAGCTTATCAGCAGTAATTGAATTCGCTCGTATAACATCCGCATTCAGAGTCGCAAACGTACCCTCACCGACAAACAAGCGCTTGAAGTAACCTTGAATAGCCGTGAGTTCGTCCAGCAAGGTCTTACCCTTCAATCGAATCTTCTCTGCTTCAATCAAAATCTGATTGTTCGTAGCATTGATTTGAGAAACAATCGAACCAGCGCTTGTCAAATTCTGAACGGCCCATGAACCAGCTAGCTGATTCACTCGTGTTCTAGTCGCTTCTGCGATCTGTTGAGCCTGATTTACCTGTTCTGCCACCTGAACAGCTTTAGCTTGGGCGTTCTCTGCCAATTGCTTAGCGTTATCTGTAGCTTTGTAAGCATCGTCGAATTGGCTTGGTTTGTAAGAGCTCGATCTAGATCCTCTTACTAGAATAGGCTCTTTAATCTCTACATAACCATTTTTGACGAGGTAGAAATAAAGCGGATAGCCATTGCCTGTTCCAAAATCAAAGTCTTCAGTCATCGTGAACGTGCCTTGAAATTCTTGCCAGTCGCTAGAAACAGGTGTTTGAGCGTTTGCTATGATCTTCTGTAAAACGCTCTTATTTCGTGAGTGATTTTTGATAACTACACAAAATTCATGGTCTAGTTGTCGTCTGATTTTATATTTAAATCCTAGCGTGTACACTTCGCCTTTTAATATTTTCGGGACATAAATCGGTAACGTGAACCCGCTCCAATTGAAGTTAGTCAAACCTACTGCGTTGATAGCAAACATCCCGTTTTGAGGACCTAACGAAACTCCTGAACGTTGACCTGTAAGTGTGTATTTATCGAGAGTTTCGGAATTCACAATTAGATTGTTATCGCTAACAAAGAAATTTCCGACTTCCGTCTGAAAAATACTACTAGACATAACAAGTCTTGAAACCTTGTCTGGTAATCCTTGCTCAGTCGTCCCTAGAATCCGCTCATAGAGCTGACTTGTCTCTCTAACTCTTTGAAAATCTGTGATTTCAACCTTTTTGGCCAATTGATTTGAAAGGTTAGCAATCTGGTTGTCAGAGCTGGCTTTGTTATTCGTTACTTGATTAGTAAGGTTTGCGATCTTACCATCAGTTCCTTGCTTTTCGGTTGTGAGACGATTTGACAAGTTACTGATTTGGCCATCTGCGACCTGCTTATAAGTCGTAACTTGACTGGAAATATCCGTGAACTTGCCATCTACAGATTGACGATAGTTTGCAAGTCGTGTTGTAAGTTCATTACTTGCATTTTTCTTGGCTTCTTCGATTCGTTGGTTGATTCCGCGGACATCTTCCTGATAAGTTGCTTTACCTACATAGTCCCTTGTTACCAGCTCCCGTACAGCCGTCGCTTGTCTAGCGCTCTCCTCACGAGCATATCGCTGCAAGCTCTCTTGTCGCTGGCCGTCTTGATTGACGTAACGCTCAACTGCCGTCATCTTAGCAGATAATCCATCAGCTGTTTTCTCGAATTCTGTTTTTGCTAATTTGATTTCACTTTTGGCTCCAGAAATCAAATTGTTCGTATCCGTTTGAAGCTTAGCAAATGTCTCAGTCAGGCCAGCCACATCTTGTTTGACCTCTGATTTCGTTGCAAAGCCGTTCATCTGGCCAGTCATACGACTCAACATTTCGTCTGTTGTCCTACGATATTCGCTGTTAGTTTTTACTTCTTTCTTAACCTCTCGGTCGATTTCTCCTAAAGTATTGAATGTTATATCTCTCATACTTTCAGAATCTCTTTTCAAGGCATCTAATCGTCTACTAGCCATCCTACCGATTTTAAGCGCTTCTTCTGCAAGCGATGTGTTCGCGCCAGATTTTTCTAAAGCTTCTTCAGCTTTGCGGTTAGCTTCTTGTAGAGGGCCATTGTTAAAACTATTGAACCTTTGGTCGATAGTATCAGATAGTTGACGCTTGACTTCTTCAGCCTTGGCTTTTGCCAGTTCGACTTGATTACTAAAATCTTTTTTGATTTTTTCGACCTTCTGGTCAAATCCTTTATCTGCTTCCTCGATTTGGTTTTGGATTTGAGCTTCAAATTCGTTGAATTGTTCAATCTTCTTCGTGAGCGTTCCTGCATACGAATATTGCGCATCATTACCAGCTTTACTGTCGGCACTAATACGACCACGAAGTCCACCTTTAAAGTTGAAAGATTGGCTCAAAACTGGAGATTTGAACGTTTCTCCCTTATTCGTTTTGATTGTCACCCATTGACCAACCTCAAGAAGAAGATGCCCTTGAAAATTCAGATTGAATGGATAGTATCGAATATCCTTGATTTTGTGATAAAGGTTATCCAAAATCACTTGAGACATGAACAAATTATCCAATTCCAATGAGCGACCAGTGCGCATTCCGACCGTAAGTGTCTCTTTATCTTTCTTGCAGGTTATCCCTGCAATCTGATACTCGATTTCACTCTTGGTCAATCCGTGCATGAAGTAGCTATCTGCTGTAATCACGATGCCTGAGTCAGTTAACTCTTTGATTTCAAGTTTTCCTTCTCGATTGAAAAAGCAAGACATCCCGAGCATTTGAGATGCTAGACTCAAGACGTCTCTGAATGTCATTTTTTTCTCGCTAGGAATTTTCTCGACTTGGTAATTCATGGATGAAATATCCATGTTTTCGTTGGCAAGTTCGATACCTGTTTTTAAGCAGATTTCTTTGATGACGTGTCTGATTTCAGCAGGATAGGTCAGAGATGTGATGTGTTCACGATTGAGTTTGAACATCCCATCCATCAAATCAAGCGTAGTCGTGTTACGGTTTCGGTCAATTTCAATGTCGTTGATGAAATATTCACCCATCTTCACCCATTCATAGGTTCCATCAACCAAAAGGCCGATTTCAGGGTAAATCTTATCTAGCTTATTGAATGTTGTGATAATACTTGTGAACGTAATCTTACCACTTCCGGCGCATGTTCCACCCGGCTTGTAAGCATCACCTTTGATATAGCCGTAATCAAAACTAGCCTCTTTGATGTCTCTGGATTGATACTGTCCCACTCTGATAGCAAGAGTACGGTTCTTAGCGAACATCGCTTCATTGAATTTCTTTCGTCTGAATATATCCATGTTCTAACCTACCTTTCTATCAGATTGAATTTAGCACCAGACCAAGGCTTGAACTTTTCAGTAAATGAATAGCTTGGTGCTGTCCTATCACCGACATAGAAAGTCCTTGTTGTTTGACCAAATACTGGATCAGGATATGAAACTTCAAAAAAGACTACTGATACGGCATTTAAAAGCTGACTCATTTCTTCCTGAGTCAGCATACCCCATTCACAATCTAATTTCCGTTTGGTCGTGATACGGTCACGAACCATGTCACCATTGGCATTGCGACCTGTTTCTCCGTCGATATCCTGAATACCGACCTGAAAAGATTTGGGAGGCTTGACAGCCACCCCATTGATAATTAAGCGTGCCATTTTACCCCCCCTTTAAATGTTAATCAAGACTTGTCCTGCACGTTCTTGTTCTCGATTGATTTCTTGGATGGCTACACGTCCGAATTCGTGTCCACCAATCATGATGACGATGTCACCGCTACCGCTGAAGCCTCCTGACTGTGGTAAACCACCACCTAGAGCATTAACAACGGCACCACCTACGATGCGACCCATAGTCTGCAAGAATCCAGTATTTTCAAGAGGCATAACGACCTCTTTACCAGCTTCACCAATCATGGCTACAGTAGGACTATCAACGATACCACCACGGGCTAGTCGAGGCAGACTCACATAGCCGATACCACCAAGAGATACTCCAGGGATTTTGTTAATCATACCAATAACGCCGTTGATCATACCGATGAAGCCGTTGACTACATTTTCAATCGTTCCAAGAACTGCATTGACCGCACTTCTGAATGCGCCACCTACTGCATCGCCAACCATTTGACCGGCGTTCACGAAGATGCTTTTAACCGTATCCCAAACTCCAGAAAAGAAGCTACCGATTGAGCTGAAAGCATTTGTAACTGCGTTGTAAGCTCTCGTGAAGATATCTCCAAACCAAGAGGAAACATTTGCTAGGGCGTTCTTAACATCCGCCCATCTTTCAGTAAACCAATTACCAAGACTGCTGAACACATTTGTCAAGCCAGTCCATGCTTTTTGGAACATATCAGTAAACCACGTTCCGACATTTGCTAGAGCGGTTGTGATATCGTTCCAGCGCGCCGTGAACCATTCTCCAAGCGACGTGAAAATGGACACAATACCGTCCCAAATTCCTTGGAAGATTGCTACAATCGTATCCCAGATAACTTTCAAAACCGCCACTGTTAAATCTAACAATGCAGTAAGGAGTGCTGATAGGATGTTCATGAGGGCATCGCCCGTCTCGGTGAAGCCGTCAAAAATCTTGTTCATATCACTGGTAAGGATACCTGTGATAATATCAAACACGCCTTTGAGGAAATCGGCTATACCTCCGAATACATCAGCGATTGTGTTGAATAATACGCGGAAGACTTCTCCGATATACTCAAGAGTTGGAGCTAGAACTCTCGTCAATTGCTCAACGATAAAGCCAACTACTGGTAAAACGTAAGCGTTGATGACTTGTGACATTTCTTGGAAACTTGCGATCATTTCCAAAATCTTCTGTATCATTGGTGAAATGTGCTTACCGATTGTATCGGAGAAACCTTGACCGATTTTCTTGATAATAGGTTGGATGTGTTCGTTCCAGCCTTTCACAAAAGAGCCAATAATATTTGATATGCTTTTAGAAATCAATTCAATCGTTGGGCGATAGTAATTATCATACACACGACTGATTGAATCAGACATATCATTGATTGCTTGTTCAGCACTTTCAAAGATTGGAGCGATGTCAGACAAAGTATTTGAGAAAATTTCAGCAATGCCAGGCATGTTATCCGTAACAATTCGCTCAATTCCTTGCATAAGGTCGCCACCGAACTTGTAGCTAATCTCTACAATACTTGAACGAATCGCTAAAATAGACGACACAATCGAACTTCCAATGCGAATGGCGCCAGTCGATGTAATGACATCATAGAAGCCGTCTGCGAACGCTTGAGCGATATTTCCAGCCGATACAAACATATTGCCTGTGTTCTCAAACTCTGCCACCAGAGCGCGGATGATGCGCTCTTTTTGGCGCCCTAGACCATTTGCGATGCTTTCGGCAAGAAAGACACCGATTCCGACTCCGACCGTTCCGATTGAACCTGCAATCTGCCCTAGTGCATAAGCGATTTTCTCGGTCATGCCATTGAAGGCATTAACTACCCGTGGATCCGTTGCTATTTCTTCAAGTGTAGTCTTGATTTGACCAAGACCAATCTTGATACGTTCTAGACCTTCAGCTCTAAATGCAGCGGTAAAACCTTTGTTAAAGAGGTCTGTTAAACCTTTCAACTTGTCGCCAAGACCATCAAAGATGCTCTTGAATTGGTTATCCATGTCAGTAAGAGCAATTTCTGGCAAGATATCTTTGAAAGGTCCGCTACCGCCACCCTTCCCTTTCTTGCCTTTTCCTCCACCGCCACCTTTACCTTTACCAGCCCCGTCGCCATCGTCAGAATCGTCTTTTTTGCCTAGTAGATTGATTTCATCAAATCCCATTAGACCAAGCAATTCCTTAACAGCTTTTTTAGCTGATTTGGCTGTGTCGTCGAGGTTATCGGCCATACCACCTGAAGCATCATCTGCATCGCCCATAGCATCTGCTAGGTCGCCTGCACCACCTGCTGCGTCTTGCAATGAACCGTTCATGTCATTGACTGCACCAGCTACACCACCGTCTTTTACGGTTGCTTTCTTGTTAAACATCAAAGCGATAAACTCTGCTAGTTTGCCAGTGACATTTTTCAAAACCATAGCGAATGAGTTCAAGACAGGCATAATAGCGTTGATAATCGGCAAGAATGCGTTACCTACGTTAAGCGCTGCATCTTTCAGTAACGATTTGAACAAGCTGATACGCCCGTTGACAGACTGAGACAAGGTCGTGCCATACTTAGCAGTTGCCTGCTCCAGAATAGCCATTAAACGGATTTGTTGTTGAGTTTGGTAATCAAGTTGGTCCCAGCTTTGTCCATTTGCAAAGCGTTTGAACGCTTCTGTGGATTGAATCATAGCCACATTGACGTTGATTCCTAAATCCTCAATACTTTCCGTGTTACCAAGCAAACCTGAACGAATCCGCTCCATAACGTCTGTGATGCTACGACCTGAACCTTCAGCTACTACTGCGGATGTCTGAAGCATCTTAGCAGTATAAGCACTAAGCTTGTTTGAGTCTTTGATGAATCCAGAAAATAAGTTTGAATAAACCGCCCCGTATTTTGTCGCTTCACCAACACCCATGTTCATAGCGCTCGCATTGTCGTTAACCCATTTTAAGAACGTCTGTGAGCTCTCGCCCATTTGGCGCTTGATTTGGTTGACCGATGCCGTAACTTCTAGAGCCATTTGAGTCGAATACATACCGACATCAAGCATCTTTTTGCCAAGATACGCCAATCCAGCAAATTTCGCTAATTTAGCAAATGTACCCAACATAGAACCGGACTGTGTCTTAATCTTGTTGGTTGATTCTTGGACCTTGCCAGATGCATTTTTGACTCTGTTCTCGACTTCTTTCATCTTGTTCTTGAAAGGTGCGATTTCAGCATCAATCATTACCTTGAGCTCGTCAAGAGTAACTCCCATCTATTCTCCTTTCATCTTCATTTTTCGATTATGACTCTCAGCGAATGCTCGCATACGTTCCTTATGCATTTTCGTTTCTTGTTCTTGCCTTGCCTTCTCAACTTGAGCCCTTTCTTCCTGGAACAATTCAGGCGCATAGTCCCAAACATCAAGCAGTTTAGCTTCTTTAGAGAGCAATAAGGATACGTTGTTCGCTATCATCTGCGAAAGTCTGTAAGATTCAACAATTTTTTCTTTTTGTTTTTGAATAGTGACACGATTATGGCTTTCAATCATGTCTCTGATTTCAAGTATGGTTAAATCCCAAAAATCGAGAGGCTTTCCTCCAATATCTAAGAACATCGGATATAGCCTCTCAACCATTTCTTTTACTGAATGGACAGCAGTCTCTTCTAGTCGACTACTTCCAGCTTGATTTTCTTGGGAGCTTTCTTCTTGCTTGGTTTCTCCCGTGGCATAAAACCCGATACTTGAAGCATCGGCAAAATAATGTCTGCCATGAACGCTGCCTGGTCTCCACCGTTATCTACGTAGTCATCGTATAGGTCAGACACATCTTCAAATGAGATTCCATGCTCAAACTTTTGAAGTGCTCCATGGGTCAATAACAACATGACTTTAAGAGGAGGTAAAGCAAAGGCTTCTCCCTCAGATGGCATGAATACCTTGAGCAAGTTCGCTCCGATTTTTTCTTCGACTTTCGTCGCTTGCAAGGATGTGAGGCGAAGCTTCAACTCCTTGTCCTCACTAACTTTCCAAGTTGCGTATGGTAGAGCCATTCATTAACCTCCAATTCCGTCAGTGAATTCAAGTTCAGATTGTAATGCGATTTTAAGAGTAAACTCAATTACAGAGTTCACACCACCACCACCAAGCTTGACAGATACCTGTCCTTCAAATTTAACCTTGGTGTTGTCTGGGTATGTTTGCTCAAAGAAAAGTTTTGTCTTGTTGTCTGCTGCGTTACGCAAAATACGATAAGGAGCATTTACTCCGTCATTCTTGTATGCGAATTTGTACTCAAGTTCTCCAGCATCGCCAATACCGAACTCATATTTTTTAACTTTATCTTCAAGGGTGGTATTCTCAACCTTTTCAGGTTCAATACCGAATTCAGGTACTTCTTTAAGTCCTGCAAGTTTTGTATAAGTTCCTTTAGCTGTTCCATAAGCTAGCGTAATTCCGTTTGCTAACATGTATTAATTCTCCATTCTATATTGATAAACAAGATCAGAGTCAAGGTCGACAATACCTTCAAATCTCATCAATTTATGCCTCAAATGAGAGGGGTCAGGGATATCTTGGCTTTCAATTCTACGCAAACCCAATGAAGCAAAAATCTCATTGATTTTAACTGCGAGGTTGCTAGTGCTATCATTATCGAAGATATCAACCTTATAGCGAATTGATGTTTTTTGTTCTTTGTCGTCGAACCATTCGCCTGGCTTGTTTTGTTCTTCCAAAAAAATAACGACTGGGAAGTGCTCCCAATCGCTTGGATAAGTGTCGGTCACATTGTCTGCAACCTTCTGCAATTCTTTAAAAATAACTGGCTTAATATTAATCATCTTATCTGTTCTCTAATCTTTCTACTAACGTATTTTGAAATGTTATTTGATATACGGTCATGATTGTCTTTTAAAGCGGGGTACAAGAAAGGTTGTGCTGGTTGACCATACATCTTGTAGAACTCTCCCATCTTTTGAAAATGGTAAGGCCCTACGTCGATTTGATCCTCATGCACGTACCACGGACTAGACCGATAAGACACGCTCACTTCTGGAGATATACCAGAATGATTCTCTTGTCCATTCGGACCCGTTCCAAGTTCGACATAGGCGCCATGGTCTGAGTTCGTGAAGACTTCACTCGATATCTTGTTACCGTTTATTTTCAAACGTACTCCAATGCTATTTCTCAACTCACCCTCATTTGCGGGCGCTCTAAGTTTAGCATCTGCTTGTACGACTGTTTTGGCAGCATGCAAGACCGCTTGTCCTACTATCTCGTTACTCTTCGCACCGTATAGCTTCCGACACTTAGCGATTAAGCTATCTGCCCCGATTAAACCTGACACGTTCTAACTCCAAAACTTGATGATGACTATATACCTTCTTTGAGATAACCCGATGCGTGACTTCTGCCTTGCTATCGATACAGACACCGTCTTTCACGTTGATATCTGTATCTTTGCTCGCATTCGCATTTAGGATATCGTTGACACGTTCACCGTAAATCTCAGATTGTAGCTTGCTAGTCGCTGGCCACAACTCAAGTCTTACTTCCTCAACCTCGTCCGCATATCCCTCTTTAGCAACACCCTCATTCGTTACGGTCTTCTTGAACCGCTTGAGGTTGTAAGGCTTTAGTCTATTCTTTTTCAAAAACATGGCCTGCCACCCTCGCTAAGCGATGCATCCGAATACGTTGTAAAATCCCCGTAGACAATCCGTTTTCTCCGTAAGTAATAGATATACCTCCTTCGCTTCTAGATTGCTCTCCCTCGTTTCCTGAACGATTGTAGAGCTCAATTACAAGCTCCGGGATAAGTCTTTCAAGCGCAGGTGTTAGATTGTCTCGATTAGTTTCTGATAAAATGATGTTTTCTGCCCGTAAAATCAAAGACGAGAGGACTGCTTCGTCACTCTCGCCTGTCAATATTTTAAGTTTTCCAAGTTCCATAAGACCTCCTAATCTAAAGGAGTCGTCTCGTCTCCTTGTGCTTCGGTTTCTTCTTCGTCAATGACTTCAACTACATCTGCGATATCAACCGAGAATCCTTCTTCAAGATTGTGAGACAGTTCATCAAAGCGTTCTTCTGTCATCTCAAAGACTTCATTCTCTTGGCGAACCACTTGTGCTTGCCAATCATTAAACGCTTGTTTGACTCTGACTTTCATGTGTCAGACCTTATTTCTTGATTTCTGCAAGCACGACTTTAGAATCGTCTGAAACGGCCACTGTGTAGAATTCGTCGATTGAGATTTCAGTAGAGCGTTTCAATGATTTACGGTCTACTTCAACGTTTGGATCGCGTTTGAGATAGACTGTCAATGCTGCAGTATCTTTTTCAGTTTCGTCATCATGAGTAAGTTTGATGATTGGGCAAGTGTAGAATGCGCTAGTTGTATCGAGAGTAACCTTCTTAGTAGGAACAATACGAGTGTTAGCGATTGTACCAATTTCACCAGTCATTACAACTTGGTTTGGATATTTATCCGCTGAAATGAAATTAGGATCTTTACGAAGAGTTGTGACTTGTTTTGGATTAACAAACATAACCTTTTCAGTATTGACTTCTTCTTCAAACAAATCAATAGCATCTACGATTACATCATAGCTGATTGCTTTTGTTTTAGAGTCATGCTTGCGAGTGTTTGTTTTCAAAAGAGCATCCATTGCATCGTTATCAATTTTAGATGCGATAGAAAGTGCAAGTTGGTTTTCAGCGTTACCAACTGGATCACCATAACCAGAAAGAACAGCTTCATCTGTCAATTCAACAGCTTTCATAGCCTTCTTAATTGTAGCAGTCTTAGTAGATGTACCAAGGACTACAACGCCAGCTTCTACACCTTCGTTTACGTCTTCAGCATCACCGATATAAGTGTAAGATGGTACTGTGATTGTGTTCCCTGGTACGCCTTCAAGTGTACGGTCGATAGCTGCGAATGGAATTACTTGCAATTTCTTTGGTAGTTTAGCTGCAATCATGTCTCCCATTACTTCAGGATTTACAAGATTTGCGATTTTAGTTTGTGCCATATGTTAAATTCTCCTTTTTGGTCAATTCAAAAATGAGTTATACAATTCAGGGTTCGACTGCTTCAATGCAGCCTTCTCTGAGTGACTCATTTGGAAAAATTGAGCTCTTGAGAGCCCTGTTGATTGTTGTGGCGCAGTCTTGATAGGTGCGCTACCTTTCATTCGGTCGGATACACCTTTCTGGACTGCATCCTCCCAAGTTTTCTGAATGCTCGCAACTGATTCAGTCACGGTTTCAGCGTTTGACAAATCAACCACGGCTACTAATTCAACTGGTAAGCCACGTTCACTTAACATTGCTTTAGCTTCTGCGGTCAATTCTTTGCGAGCAATCGCTTGTTCACGATTAGCTAGTTCTTGCTCACGCTGATCTAACTGATATTTTTGTTTCTCGTCAGCGTTCATCTTAGCAAGTTTCTTAGCTTCGTTTTCCTTGGCTTCTTGCTCTGATTTCCACTTAGCAAACTTCTTGTCGATGATAGCATCGACTTCTGCATCTGTGTACTTTTTCTCGTCTTGCGGTTGTGTTTCGATAGTAGGTTCTGCAGGTACCCCTTGAGCTTCAACCGTTTCGACTGTTTGTGTTTCTTCGTTCATTACGAACCTCCTATTTTTAAAGTCGTCCCCGACTGTGTAATTCCATGGCTTTTAGTGTCGTCAATGCTCGGACAATAAGGCGCCCCAGCGGACTCGAACCGCTCGCCAGATTTCAAGACTCGAACTTGATTAACCTGTGAGATAGAATCGAACTATCTCCCCTTCGGGCGCATATAAAAAACCGCATCAAATCTGATACGGTTTATAGCAATTTACAGTGATTTATAGCAGTCTATTCCTGCCAG